AGCGTCCTCAGGGATGCCGAACTGGAACTTGCAGTATGTGATTATCGCCCTTGTGCAAATCTCATCGAGCGTCGACGGAAGTACAACTCCCGCGATACCGAGATCAGACTCAGCCGCCTTGATCAGATCCGCAAGTTCGTCGTTGAACGCGTCCGTATTTATCCTGAGTGCCATCTTAACCTTGTCAAGTGTTGCCATAACTTACCTCACAACAGGAGCGAGGTTATTCGCCCCGCTCCGCATTTTTCTGTAGAGTCAACTGATAGTTCTTGAAAAATTCCTTTGTGATAACCGTGTGTCCTACGTGTCCGAGTCCGATGGACGGATCCGCGAGTATCTTGTACCCGCACTGTCTCGCCCGCCAGCAGAACGCGATGTCCTCGCCACAGTTTGCTATCGGCGTGAACATCTGTCCGAACCTCGCAAATACCGAGACGAATATCTCCGCTTTCATCAGGACACACCCGAAGCCACACGCGCCGACCTCAAACGGCTCGGTTGGTATATCTTCGAACTCAGTCCATTCGAACGCGGTTTCATCTTCGTTTAGGTCCATCGTCTTAAATGCGACAGGCGAAAACGGCTGTGTACGTCTGTAGTAGATGCCCGTCACCATATCGGCTCCGTTATCGATGTGCTCGAGAAGCCTCTTCAGTGTGTCGGGATTGAATACCATATCGGAGTCGAACCACATAACGAGGTCCGCTTCGTCGAGTAATGCCTTCTTTGCGATCTGGTCACGGCTCGTATAAATCAAAGAACCGAGGTTGAACCAGATTGAAATCTGTGTGTCCTCGATTCCGTAAGATGTCAACGTTGCCAGACTGTGCGCGAATTGTGCCGGGAGCTGGTCCATACACGGCACCGCGATAAGAATCTTTCTCATATCAGTCACCTCCTAAATTTCTGATACTCGAATTACTTCGTGATCTTAACGAACGCGTTCGGTGCTACAACGCCGAGTGCAACGTACTCACGGCCGAGAACTTCGATGAGGTCCTCTTTCTTCTTGCTGAGTTCGTCGAACTTGAAGTCGATTCCGTCGCCGTTAGGGAAGTTAGCGAGTGCGCCGTGTCCGAGGTCGCCTACGATAGCGTATGTTACGCCGGTTGTAGCTGCTGATGCGGCTGTGATTGTGTTGTTGAATACAACAGGGAGACCCTCAAACGGATCAACAGGGAACGAGCCGGCATACTCAACAGCCTTGAATGTGCCCCATGTTGCCTTGTTCATCATGATGACCGGATTAGCCGCCTCATCGCTCAGCATTGACATGGCTGCTGCTACTGTTCCGAGTGCTGGGCTTGCTGCTACGAGTTTAGGAACTCCCGGGCAAGTTGTAGTCGAAACTGTTCCGCAAGCCTCGATCTTTGCGATCAGTGTGTCGGCTGCCTTCTTTGCGATTCTGTATGTCAGCTCATCGTAGATGTATCTCAGGAACTCCTCGCCTCTGAGGTCATAAACCTCGTCAGAGATCGAAATCCACTTCTTGATGCTCTGTGGTACGAGCGTAACGATTCCGAGAACGAGGGTCTCTTCAGCAACAGCTGTGTCGCCTTCAGCGTGAATAGCAGCATCAGATCCGCTGATCTCGAACTGAACCTTGAGGTTTCCTCTGAGGTAGCTCTTGCGAACGAGGGACATGATTCCTTCTTTTTCCCACGCGGTCTTTACGATGTCGTAAACGAACTCAGGAACAGCAACAGTGCCGGTTCCGTTTGGAGTTGTGTCGTTCTCAGAAGTGAGCTTTCTGCACTCCATATCGTTTCCGCTCTTGATGTACTCAGCGTATGCGTTGATGTACTCAGGTGTGTTTCTTACTTCCATTGTTGTGACTTTCCTTTCGTCTTTAACTTCTTCGATGATGATGCCCTCGCCCTTGATGACATCAGCAACGGCCTTTTTTCTCTGCTCGATCTCGAGCTTGATCTGAGCCATACGCTCCTCGAGGAGGTCGTTCTCTGCTTTGATAGCGTCCATCGCCTCGTTTGTCTCGGCTGCCTCCAGTTCGACTTTCAGCTCAGCCTTACGTGCTTCGATCTGCTCTGCATCGAGTACCATGATTTCTTCTTTAGTCAATTTTCTGACCTCCACATAAATCAATCTCGAGCATTAACTTCTTACGCCTCAGTTCAAGTTTTTCAGCCTCAAGTCTCTCCGCTTGAATCCTCTCGATCTCTCCGTCGGTCAGATTTCTTACGCTAATGGATGTAGCGTCATTGGCCGGCAAACTTACCGCCGATACGTCGTACAGTTTACGAACCGATGTGATCGTTCTCACTGTGAGGTCTTTGCCGTCCGCGTCTTTCATGTCGCGGACCTCTTCACCGTCTACTGTGAAACCGAAACTCATCTTGTTCGTATAACCGCCGCGGATTTCCTCGAAAAGCTGGCGTCCCAGCTCGGTACCACCGAGATCCGCTTCTATCAGCAATCCCCTCTCATCAGGGATAACTGTCAGAGTGTTGTTGGACATTCTTGCGAATACCCTTCCTTCGTGGTCGTACTGCATAATGACATCCGACATATCGGTGTTGTCGAACGCTCTCGCATCTACGACCTCGTTAAAACGCCAGTCATCGTTCTCATACAGTGTGTATGGTTCGTTGAACGTGCTGGCGTATCCTGTGACTACTTTTCTTTCCTCAGGGGCCTCTTCATTTTTGGCTGTCCTGATTTCCATAGTCATATCTCTGTATTCTCTATCATTCTTGACTGCCATCGTTTATGTCCTCCGTTGGTGTCAGCTTGTCATCGGCTGAGTAATACTCGCCTCTGATAACTCTTGTGTCCCCGTTCTCGACCGGTGCTAAGTTCCAGACCTCACGGGCTTCGTTTATACTAAAAAGACCGCGGTCCAAAAGTTGCGCGGTCACGTTTAATTTATCTGCGTTGCTCATGTACTGGAGCCGGTTGGCTGTCAGCATAAGCTGTGATCCTTGTGCCCTCTCTCGCTCGGAGAAGAGAGCCTTTGTGGTTGCTTCACTGAACTGAATTGCAAACGGTTCTATCGCGCCCTCATAGAACGCTGACCACGCATCACCATATGCTTTATTTTGAAGAACATCCTCGTTAACGCCGTAATAGTTATAAACGTTCTCGCGGATAGCCTTCATCTGGTCAGGATCTACGGTGTACGGCTTGACGTCTATCTGCTTTATGTCCTTGTAAGTGTTCGGGAACAACAGGAAACCGCCCGCTTCTGATTCAGTCGCAAGGTTCTCTTTTGTAAAACGCTTACGCTCTTTCGCGAGGTCTTCAGGCTTTGCAAAGTTTGCAAGTTGTGCCATGAAGCGGAATGTCGATGTGTTCTTGACCGCCTCCTCGATGCCCTGATTCTGTATGTGGATCAGTTTCATCGTGTCTTCGATGGCTGTGTTCGGATCTCCAAAGAAGTCGCTCTTGTACTGATGCCTTGTCAGGACTGCACACTTACGGAACTCGACCGCACCGATCTCACCATGCGTGAACTGATAACGAAGCCACAGCTCGCCATCATACTCCAGCAACGAGCACCGATGAGGGAGTACAGGATACAGACCCGTTATTATCATCCTCTCATCGAACACAGGAACAATGAACGCCGTGTTATTTATATCGAGTATGGTGCTGACCCTATAAAGGAACTGGCTCCATGTCTGCCACTGATTCGGGCCTTGCCTGAGCTTTGACTGAAGCGATGGATTTGCCGACCCTATCAGCTCGACTTTCAGCTTTGATATGTGTCTCGCTCTCGCATCAATCGCAGCTCTGACTATTTCACTTTCGTAGATGGCACCGCCCCAGCTTGTAAATACCGGGCGATATGCCGTGAGTGTGCGAAACATTGTATATGCGTCTTTTAACGCATCCTGTGACTTCTTCGCCTCATCCGGGCGAAATATCCAATCGAATAGTGACATTTAATTACTCCTATTCATTCCTAAGTTGTGCTCCTATTTCACCGAACCATTTCTGTCTGACGCATAACGCATCCGCAAGCGCAGCCGTTCCATCGATTCGTGCTGTTTGGTTTATCTTTACAAGTCGGCCTCTTCCGCGTTCGGTGCTGATCTTGACCGCTGCGTTTAAGAGGTGCATTTTCAGGAGGTCATTGTTGCCGATGTATAGTTGACCGTCTTTTATCAGCCCCTCCATTTCCTGAAGAACAGGCCACAAGTTATCACCCTGATAAACATCGTCCATCTGAAAGCCCGCTGCCTCGAGGTCTTTCACGAGGTATTGTGCGGAGTATCGGTCATAACCGACTTTGAGCGGATATAGTTCGTGCTCGCTCAGAAGCGATGTGAACCAGTTGTAACAATCGTGATAATCGATAAAGTTATCACCGCTAAGAGATAAAAATCCGCGTTTGACATATGTCCAGTACGGAACACCATCACGCTCCGTTGCCTCGTCTATCTTTTCGGCTGGCATCCAGAAGTGTGCCAGAACATTCAACCGCCCGTACTTCTCAACAATAACGACCGCAGCCGTTAAGTCTGTTGTCTGTGACAGGTCAAGACCCGCAACACAGTAGGAACCGCGAAGCGAATTGATGTCTATCGCCGGGCCGCTTATTGCTGATACCGACGTAGCCGGGAGCCATGCAAGACTTGAGTTCTGTTTGATGTTGCAATACTTGCACATGAACTCAGCCTTCTTTGAAAGCGACCCCTCCGCGATTGCGATTTCTTCGAGCATATAATCGACCGAGACCGAAACGCCTAAGTTCGGATTAGCCTTCCGCAGTTCATCGATGTCGTTCCACTTCTCGGTGTCATCGATCATGTAAAGGAACGGCAGCAGTTTTGTTTCCTTTGATTCACCTAATAAAAAACGAGTCGACCTCTTCATCAACTCGTCATATATTCCGTCAGATATGTAACCGGCTGTCGTACAGCTGAGTAAGATGCCTTCTGGCCTTGCACCCATGCCGGACTTCATGACCTCGTACTGTTTTAGTCCCGCATCACCGGCCCACGCAGCCACCTCGTCACAGATAGCGAGTGACGGGTTGAAGCCATCCGACTTCTTTGCACTGAACGCTATCTTCTTGACGGTGCTGTTTGTGCCCGGAATGGACAGGTCCGTTTGTCTGTGTCTTGCCAGCATTGAGTCATCGTGAATCTTGCGATGCTGGGCGTCAAGTTCTTTGACTGTGTCCCTGAGTTCTTGCCACTCAGGATCCAGCGTGGTCAT